TCCGCCCAGGGCGCATCGGCTTCTACGATGCGCTTTTTTCTGCGCAACTTGCTTGCACCACTCACATTTTTTGCCTACCTTTGCGATATAAATCTATCTCTTAAGCTTAAAATTAATAAGGAAAGCGAAAAATAACTATGGCAACTTATAACAGTCTTGACGAATGCAATCGCGCAATTGCTGCGCTGGAAGCACTTGGTCTACCCGTTCCACAAGAAATCTTAGACCAGCAAGCTAAATTCGAAACCGAACAAGAAATCATTGAAGACGCAATTGCTGAAGATATAATAGGCACATCCGTCGAAGAAACAGAAGAAACTATCAATATGAAAGATGAAAAATCCGATGAGAATTCTTCTAAAAAAAACAGCGGCAGCACCAAATCTAAAACTAAATCCATCTGGAGGAAGATACTCCACTTTATAATACTTACTATTATATTTGCTCTCATAATTGTAGGTGCGATTTGGACCTATGGTGCCTACATAAAAATTAAAGAAAGGCAAGAAACCCAAGAACTTACCGAAACGATTTTTAATAATCTATATAATAGCAGTCCAGAGCTTGCATATAATACCGCACTTACATTACTATCAGAAGAAGTCCTTGAAAGCAATAATATTAAATTAAGTACAGAACAATACAAAGAATCAGCACTTGATAAGATAAAAAAACTTGCAGAAGATGGATATGACAGAGCACAATACAGTCTGGGCATGTATTATGCAGGATATCGCTTTGAAGAAAAACGGTATTCTCATTATTCTAAAGACATAACTTCTGATTCGATAGAATACGACAAAGCCGCTTATTGGTGGTTGCAAAGCGCTAATCAAGGTAATCCAAAAGCTATGTCCAATATTGCATCATCATATCTCATAGGCCAAGGCGTTGCAGAAAACCCAGAAAAAGCATTATATTGGTATAGGAAATCCATAGAGAAGGGAGGAGACGCAGCCGCATTGTATCTTGGTGACTGCTTCAGAGATGGTCTTAAAGTCAAAATTCAAAAGAAAGTCAAAGATTATTGGGGATATAAATGGGTTGACGATTATAAAGTTATACTTGAAGCAAACATAGATTCTGCTATATACTATTGGAATCTGGCAGACGAGAGAGGACATCCCAAAGCTAAAGATAGACTACAAAAAATCTATGAATAATACGCCAAGCGGCTGCATCCACTTCAGGACGCAACCGCTTTTCTTATGGACAAAGAATATTCATTGTCTTTTCTTTCATTAACCAATTTCCCTACCTTTGCAATATCCAATTCGTAATTCGTCATTCCAAATTCGTAATTCGTCATTCCTCATGGCCTCCCTACATTACCAACTCGCTTCGTATTATCTCTCATCCCATCTCCCCACAATCGTCTTCGTGTCCGATTCCGCCACGGTGCAGCTTTCGCTCACCGCGCGCACATACGACACCTACCGCACCAAATACTACGACCACGCGCTCCTCGACGTCACGCTCTATACCTACAACGGCTACGCCTATCTCTACGACCTGCGGTCGCTCGTCGAGCAGTTCTGCATCAGCCACGGCGCCGATTACATCGGCATCCTTTACTCGCTCGACGGAGGCGATGAGAAAGAACTGTGCAACGTCTTCTTCTGCTCGCTCGCCGAGCATCAGGACGTGCACCCGGAGGACATCGCTGACTTCATCGATGCCCACTTCCTCACTACGCTCCCTGTGCGTCGCGTGCCGCGCAGCGCCACCACGCTGCTCTGGTTCGGGTTCACGGACGAGGGCGGCGACCCCACCACGGCCACGGCACAATGCACCATCCGTCTCGCCGATGGCTCCACCGAGGTGCAGGAGGTGGATGTGCCCTTCGGGGAGTACAACTACCTCGATGCTTCGCCAGCAAAGCTGGCTACAGCGTTGGATGATGCGGGTCTGCTCCCGGAGGGCGCCACGCTCCTCGCTGCGCACATCGAGTGCGAGGGCAGGCACGCCACCATCTACATCGAGGACGACTACCGCACATTGCTCCCACTGGCGTTCCGCAATGCGTTCAACGTATGGGAGACGGTCTATCTCCCTGCGGTCACCACCGCCAAGACGGAGGTCGAGCAGAGCATCGCCACATGCCACGGCATACGCACGCAGTACGACCGCACGCCTGCGCAGTCCTACGAGGTGGAGACCGCCTCGCTCACACGTGAGGAGGCCATCTGGCTGCAGCAACTCATCACGTCACCAGAAATCTACCTGCTCACCGACCCGTACTACCTGCCGCACGGCATCGAATCGCTGCCGCGCATCCTCATCACAGAGCACACCTCCGAAATCCATGACGACGATGCCAACACCAACGCCATCAAGTTCACCTACCAGTTCGCCAACTCCACACTCCCTTATCCCTTCATCAGCAGTTCTCGCATCCACCAAAGTACCTTTGGGCATGCGTACAATTAGTATTCGTTAGTTCTCAATTGTTAATTGTTAATTGTTAATTGTTAATTCGAAAATGGCACGCAAAATACATATTTCCACCGCACGCCTCCTGCTCAATGCAGGCGACCCCTGCGACATCTGCATCTGGACCAAATCGGGCGAAATACAGCGCTACCGCAACTGCATCTCGCTCCGATACGACTTCTACAGCGGCACACGAAACATCAAGCTGCTCAACTCTGGGCAAATACGCAAGGTGCGCGACGTCTGCATCTTCCAAGTCAACGGGCAGGAGGTATTCCTATGAAACTTTTTCCAACCAACTCACTTGCTTTTCGGAAACTTTGCGTATCTTTGCACAAAGAAAACAATATCAAACAAACATTAATCATAATTCTTAAAATTCCAAAATTTATGCAAATATTTGGCGAGATTTTACTTTATTTTGTAGGTAGTGTTTTGGGTATATTATTGGTTGGAGCATTCATTGGTTCTATAATTCTAGGAATAAAGGCATTTAAAGTAGGTGACAAAGACATGGTTTTGTTATGCGTTTTCTTTGTTGCTGGAATGATCTATATCGTCTACCAATGTGAAAAAGATGATACAGGACGAACTGGTACCATTACAAGTACATTAGCTGGCACACAAAGAGAACCATACGTTGAAGACTATTCAAATAGAACTTATATTAATGAATGTGGACTCAGAAATGGATTGATTTATAAGAATGGTTCAATATTTTCAGGAACGATCTACATGTACGACAACAGATCGTACTTGACTGTTAAAGAAGGACACAAATCATCATTCAAATACTATCACCCTAATGGGCGTTTAGGAGTTGAAGTGCATGAGGACTACAATTTTGGAAAAACTGTAAGAAGGTTTTATGATGAAGATGGCTACCAAATAACACCTGAAGAATTCGCTGAAAAATACGGTGAAAGATTATTCAACACTTTCGGCATGACGTTGGAATAGCCCCCCCCCCATTTCCTGTCTTTTTCCCAATCACAGTTCTTCCATATCTTTGCGGGTGAATAAATCACTCACAAGATATGGAAGAACTTTTTTCATTCTCTTCGGTCGAGGACATTCCGGCGCTCCAAGCACGAGCTGCGTTCCAAGTCAACTCGGCTGCCGTGTTCCGAGAGGACACGGACACCATCCCCATCCAAATCAACGACAACCTTTCCTACATGCCGTGGGGAGCGGACAACCTCATGCCCTACGACATCCTCCGACTCATCGAGGAGGACGAGACACTTTCGACCTGCCAGATGTTCAACGCAGAGGTCTGCTACGGAAGCGGGCTCACTTACGACTGCGCGAACGCTTCGCCCACTACTACGCACGAGGTCGAGCAGTTTTTCCTCGACAACGACATCCCATCGTATTTCCTCGGTGCTTGCCAGGACTTCAAGCACTTCGGGTTCTGCATCTCGGTCATCGTGCTTGACAAGGCTGCCAAGCACATCGTCCGCCTCTACCGCAAGGAGGCATGCTACTGCCGATTCGCACCCGTAGGAAAGGACGGCAGCATTCCCTACATCCTCTTCGCCAACTGGCGAAAGGCCATTTCCGACCCCGACGAGGTGGAGCGCATCGAGCTGCTCTGCCCAGCGTCGCCGTGGCAGGACCTCGCCACGCGGCTCGGCATCATCCCCGGCGAGGACGGGCGCAAGAAAGTCCGTACCACCGCGCGCAAGTTCGCCATCGTATCACGGGTGCCCACGCCTGATTCCACGTATTACCCCATACCGTACTACGCCGCGCTCTTCAAAGGGTCGTGGTACAACATCAAGAAACTCATCGGCATCGCCAAGGAAACGAAGCTCAAGAACGCTGCGCCTATCAAGTATCAAATCGAAGTCTCGGACCGCTACTGGGAGGGCATCTTCCGCAGGGAACGCATCACGGACATGGCCACCAAGCAGAAACGGGTAGTCAAGGAGAAGCAGCAAATCCTCGACTTCCTCACGGGCGTCGAGAACTCAGGCAAGGTCTGGTTCACCACGTTCTACGTCAATCCCAACGGCGACGAGCAAAGCGACGTCAAAATCAATAAAATCGAAACGGACAAGGAGGGGGGCGACTGGGAAACGGACATCATCGAGGCCATCAACATGATTTGCTTCACCATGAGGGTGCACTCGAATCTCGTCGGCTCCGTGCCAGGCAAGTCGCAGACGAACAACTCAGGCTCGGACAAAAGGGAACTATACACCATCGCGCAGGCGCTGCAGAAACCGTACCACGACCTGCTCTTCAACGTCCACCGCCTCATCATCCAATTCAATAAGTGGCAGGGCGCCAAGCCGGACATCCCATTCGTCATGCTTTCCACGCTCGATGAGAACCGCGACGCCAAATTGGTTTCCACATCCTCCAGCGCGGAGTCCAAGGAAAAGGGCACGAACCAGCGGGAGCAATCCACCGACGAGGAGCAT